ACAGACGCAACACAAAATGGGGTAAAATATTAAATAATGCCAAAGCGTATATTGATGCTGGTGGTGTTGCTATTTGGGATTTTATTGTTTTTAAACATAATCAGCACCAGGTCCAGGAAGCGCATCGTCTTAGTCAATCACTAGGTTTTAAATCGTTTAATGTCAAAAAGACCAGCAGATTTCTTAACAGAAATCACACATATAACAGTGCCCTTGAAGTTTACAATGCCAACGGCGGTGTTGACTATACAATTACTATCCCAACAATCCCGGAATACATCAACGAAGGTTATCAAAAAATATCAATTGTTAGCAATACAACCAAATGTCACTCTTATGCAAAACACGCAAAAGTATCCTGTAACGCCAACCGTATCAAAGAAATTTATATCGGCGCAGACGGATTTGTATTTCCTTGCGGGTGGTTACATGATCGATTATATGGACCAGAAGTGGAAATCAATAATGATCATACTATGATCAAACAATTAATGGACAATGCTGGCGGGTGGCCACTAGCAAATGTTTTTTATACACCATTACGTACTATAGTTGACGGCACATGGTTTAATGAAATTTTTACATCTTGGGGCACTGACCAACAGTTAGAGAGGTGCGGCATGATGTGCGGGTCTGATATTAATTTAATTGGGCCACAAAATAAAGAGATTGGATACAAATTATGATTAACGACATTATAAAAAATTATGAATGGACTCCTGATCCAAGATGGGACAATCAAATACTAACATATGATCGAAAAAAATTTAATTGGGCTGAGCAGGTGCTTGAAGTTGTACGTGAATTACGCCCACGACTTGATTCTCTTGAAAATACACATTTATACTTTACATCATCTGAGCTAGTAACATTGCGTCAGCATCTTGAAAAATTTACCAATAGTAGACATTTTAGTGTGCAGATAGATGAATTTTTTTACGAGTATGTTAAACCTTTGGTCAAGTGTGATGACTATCTTGTGCAAAAAACATCAGGTATTAGATTGGTCGTTCCGGAGCAAGAGAAATTAGGTCGCTTATTAAGTTTCCATACTGGCTACTGGACTGGGTATAGCAATGACATGGGAACTGTGTGGACTCCGCTTAGTCGAGCATTTGATTCTAACACTATGCAAGTTGTTTCGTGGGAGGATTCTAAAAAAATTATGAAACGTATTCATTTAGAAAAGCTGTCGATTGACATGATACAACAACTTTGCGCCGAATGCATGCAACCTGTTGAGATTGAAGTTGGCCAGAGTTGGCTGTTCAATCAAGGGCACCTACACGGAAACATCAACAATACCACTGGTATTAGCCGAGTAAGTTTTGATACTCGGTATGCATTGCCAAACGGCGTATTTGGTCCTCGCCGCGTGGGTGGATTTTTTCGATTACAACACACTCACGCTGAATTAGATCGTAGCAAAATTCAACCAGGATCATGGGTAGTGTTTGTTGATCAAAATAGTGAATATATCGGCAATATTCCGCATTACGTTGTACGAGAATTTCTCATGCAAACGACTAAAGCACTAAACATTAAGGTTCTTGAGTGGAGCAACGAATACTGGGGATGTACTTGGATGCCAAAACTATTAGATTTTGTTAACAAGACTACACTCAACGGACTTGTATTACCGAGTATTCATGCATTTAGCGGCGATGTTGATTTGAGAATGTCTATGTTTAAAACTGCTATTAGCAACGGTCAGCAACTGTTATTTGTTGACGAGCAAATTTTAATTAGTACAGTTTCTGAACTATCGTTATTAGATAAACTTTACAGCATAGGGAACTAAATGACATTAGAGATTATTGGCCATATCTATTTGTCAGACATTGACCACGATTTTGAAGAAGTGCATCAACAACTACTAAGATTGCGGCGCCCTAACTATCAACCTCATCAAAAAATTGTAATAACACACGAGGATCATGACTATTTTTTTCCAGGCTCTGTTACTGGCGTTGTAGCTCATAATTTTTTTAAATTAATTAGATATCTTGACATTCCAATGAGTGCGTTGGTAATTTTGACCACTCATAGTCGATACAAAGAAAGTATTGAGCCATTTGTTAGCCACGATCGTGATCGGCCCGAGGTACACTCGTTATTAGTATCAAAAATGACTTGGGGGAATGTTGTTCCGTGGATTAACCAAATTAATAACATTGAAAAAGATATTAAATTTAATGCTGTGTGTATTATGGGAACACCAAGATCACATCGTGTTAAATTGGCACAATATCTCAATTTACATAATTTCACTACCATACAATACAACTATAATAATCAGTCATCACCTAATATCAGCCGGACTCCTCCTACAATTAAAATTATTAGTCCGCATAATAATAGTTTAAACAATCTAGGAATAATTTATACTATGCCGCATCGAACAAATCAAGGATGGGCAGATATTCCAAAAAGTTCCAAATTTGAGTTTTTAGCAAATCAACCAACTCCGGTATCAATACAAAATTCAAACATACCTAATTCTGGTATTGATTTTTACAAAAACTATGCAATTGATATTGTTGTAGAAACAAATTTTGATTACCCACATATTTTTATAAGTGAAAAAACTCTACGACCACTGTTGGCCAAAACTCCATTTATTATGTTTGGGCCTGCTGGCACGCTGACGTATTTAAAATCTTTTGGGTTCGAGACATTTAGCGACTGTTGGGACGAAGGCTACGACACTGTAGAGGACCCTCAAGAAAGATTTATTGCGTGTACAAAAATAGTAAAAGAAATTGCCGAGTGGCCAATTGAAAAATGCCAAGAAATTTGTCAAACTTTAAAAAATAAGCTAGAAAACAATCAAAAAACATTGTTAACCTACGTTGACAATACATTTAAACCTGTGTATAATAGTTTTAAGGTGCCGTTATCAGATGATACATATTAAAAATTTAACCGTTAAAAACTTCATGAGTGTGGGCAACTCTACGCAAGCCATCAACTTTGATCGAAAAGATCTCACACTGGTGCTGGGCGAAAACCTGGACATGGGCGGCGACGGAAGTAGAAACGGCACAGGCAAGACCACAATTATCAACGCACTCAGCTATGCGCTGTACGGAACAGCACTCAGCAATATCCGTAAGGATAACCTGGTCAACAAAACCAATGCCAAAAACATGATGGTCAGTTTGGACTTTGGAGTAGGTGGTAAGTTGTACAGAATCGAACGCGGGCGCAAGCCCAACGTGTTACGGTTCTATGTAGACAATCAAGAACAAGAAGCAACAGACAACGCACAAGGCGATAGTCGCGAAACTCAAGCGTCCATCGAACGTACACTGGGTTTGAGTCACGATATGTTCAAACATATCTTGGCGTTGAACACCTACACTGAACCGTTTCTGAGTTTGAAGGCCAACGATCAACGAACAATCATTGAGCAACTGCTGGGTATTACTATGCTGAGTGACCGTGCTGATCGTATCAAAGAACTCAATCGCAACACCAAGGACGGCATTACACAAGAAGAATTCCGTATTCGTGCTGTACAAGAAGCCAACAAACGCATCGAAGAACAAATCGAAAGTCTGAAGCGTAGGCAAGCAATGTGGAGCACCAAACATGCAGAAGAACTTGCCAAGTTGGAAAGTGCTCTTGCCGAATTACAAAAGATTGACATTGCGGCAGAAATTCAAGCACACAAAGATCATACGGCATGGGATCAACGTAGAAAAGACTTCAACGAATTGACCACTGCTATCAGTAGATGCAAATTGGATCTGCAACGTGAGCAAAAGACTGTTACCAAGCTGTCTAAAGAAATCAATACCCTTGAGTCGCACACCTGCCATACGTGTGGGCAGGCATTTCACGATGAAAAACAAGCAGTTGTGTTGGCTGACAAACACAAAGAGTTAGCTGAAGCATCTGACTCAGTTGCTACAAACTCAAACATGTTGCTGGAACTGCAAACAGCCAGTGATGCCATTGGTGAAATTGGCAAGCCTCCTAAGATGTTCTATGATCATGAAGAGGATGCCATTTCACATAGAACAACACTCGCCGGATTAGAACAACAAATTGCAATCAAACTGACTGAAGTTGATCCGTACAGTGAACAAATTGATGAAATGCAATCACAAGCATTGCAAGAAGTCAGCTACGATACTGTAAATGAACTTACACGACTACAAGAACATCAAGAGTTTTTGTTAAAACTGTTGACCAGCAAGGACAGCTTTATTCGTAAAAAGATCATTGAACAGAACCTAAGTTACTTAAATACAAGACTCACGTATTACCTTGATCGAATTGGTTTGCCACACACTGTAGTATTCCAAAATGATTTGAGTGTGAGTATCGAAGAACTGGGTCGTGAATTAGATTTTGACAATCTGAGCCGCGGCGAGCGCAACAGACTTA